TTATAATCTTTTCATACAGCCAAGAACTTGATATATATGTTCTATCATATTCTTAGGAAGTTCCTGAATACCATATTCCGGAGATTTATTTGTAGGAACCAGCGTATAGCATTTCGGATCGGTTGAAGGGCCTAATCTCTTGATTGTTCGCATTCCGTTGGTTGTCACTATTGCATACACTTCACCTAATGGAAGAAAAGACTTATCTTCTATTTTCTTTAACGCAATAATATCTCCATGAGTTATCTCAGGTTCCATTGAATGGCCTGTAACATTACACCAGCAAGTAGCTTCATTGTATTTCTTAAAGTCTATCAAGTATTCCGGCTTTGCAGTCTGGTCATTTAGGACAATATCAAATCCTCCTATGAAATCTACATTATAGTAAGGTACACCATTAGTATAACTTATTACAGGTTCAGTTTCTGTTTTCTTATTATCAATGATAAAATCTGAGACCTTAAACTTGTCAACAGAGGCTGCATCAAATCGAGCACACAACTTTCTATATTGTTCAGGTTCTAAATCCCTCATAGACTTTTCCATACCTGAAACATTAGCTTGACCACATTCAAGAATATCAGCAATATTCTTTTGGGTAAGTCCAAATGCTTGTCTGAATCCTTTTAAATCGTACATATCAGTAATATTATTTCGGTAAAACTAAAATAAAGTTAATATCACTGATATTTTCACTGTAATATCAGTGATATATCAATAATATTAGTACATTTGCATATCGAAACTTAGGTACGAAACAAATATAGTAAAAAACAACTAACCCTCACACGATTATGAAAAAGAATTTATTACACGAGATTATGAGCCTTGCATGGCAGTTGGTAAAGAGAAACGGTTTCTCTATGAGTGAAGCGATGAAATGCGCTTGGGCAAACATGAAGCTGAAAGCTGCCATGAAGCAAAGAATCGTAAAGTTCTACTTCAAAAAGGTAGATGGTTCTGTTCGTGAAGCCTACGGCACGCTGAAAGAAAATCTGATACCAGCCACATCTGGTGAAAGCAGAAAGAAGAATGACACTGTTCAGGTGTACTTCGATACTGAGAGACAAGAATACAGATGCTTCAAGAAAGCTAACCTTTTAAACATCGCCGCATGACTATGACACACCACGAAATCGAAGAAGAACTTGACGGGCTGTACAAAGACCTGAACTTCGCCTACAACGCAGATGAAGAGACTTTATGCAGGGCTTTCAATGCTGACAGCAAGCAAGAATACATCAAAGTACTTACTGAAGAGGTGGACAAATACGAAGCCCTTCTTGAAGAATACAACCTGCCTGAAGATGATGGCATGGACTACATTAACCTTCAGTTATCACAAGGCATGGCAGTTACACGCTGGTAACTCACCTACCCTGCTGACGGACTGAACGGCAACCGATAGCGAGAATCGGGCAGGGTTCTACTTGATTGGTTCTTTGACATGATGGAAATTTAGGCTTACCGTTAAGCCTGACGTGAAACGGACGACTGAGTAGCGATAACGGCTGTGTGAAAAGAGTATGAGTAAAGGGCTGCACTAAGCAAACGCAGCATACGAATCACACAGATAACAAAAAGACACTTATACGATTGCAGGTGGCCGTAGGTCGGCTACAAAGACAATCTTCACTGATTAGACACCAGCATGAACTATATATACCCGTGGCTTACCAGACCTTTGATAAGCAGTAAGGCAACCACCGGAACGCCCACGGGAACGATATTTAATACACACGGTTATGAAAATACTACTTTTTCTCTGTGCATTGTCCGTTCTGGTAATGCACTTCAATCAAGACCTGTCTGCTATGTACTGGATAGGATTTGTCGGGTTTATAATCACTGGTTTTTCAATCGCAAACAGACTGGACAATGAACGAGCTGCAAGAAACAATAAAAAGCATCTGTGATGAATTTGCGGACATCAGTGCCATTCTGACGGCACGCTCACGGGAACTGGACAGACGGGAGCTATTTGATAAGGAGATAGAAACGGAAATAAAAAACATTAAAAAGAATAGACATGAAAACAAATGAGGAATTACAAGGTATGACGCATGATGAACTCGTGGCATACACACAGAATCTGCAACGAGAATCCGAAGAATACAAAAAATCAATGCTGTATTACATGGAAGAAGAGAAAAAGATTGAATCGAAGTTTGACAACTTCAAGAACATGGTTAAGTCATTAGCTGGCTTAGTAGATTAGTTTTTATGGTTTGAAAATGGGTAGATGCCGGGCTATGAAAGTCCGGCATTTTCATTGGCAGATAGTTCAGGCGGTAGAACACCATGTAAGGGTTAGCATGGAAGTCACGGGTTCGAGTCCCGTTCTGCCAGCAAACAATCAAATACTTAAACTATGGTTAGAGAAATTACAGTAGACGAAAACTACCAAACAGTACGTCTTTTTGACGAAATGAAGAAAGGGGACATTTACAAGGTTCCCTATGACAAGAAACGGCACAACGGAATCAAGCTGGAAGCATCACGCCGCAATCGTGACCTTCGCTTGATCGGGACACTTAAAAACAAAATGGACGTGAAATATCGGGTATCAGCAACAGAGTATCCGGGTTTCTCGGCAATTATCTGCTTAAAATAAAATGCTTATGATAAACGAAGATGTATTGAAAATAGTCTTAAACAACAAGTCTTTCGGGAAATACGAAGCAGCTTCGATAGTAGGCGGTCTCAAAAGGCTGAAAGAATTGTGCGAATCCGGAAGGATAAGATACAAGACCAAAGAAGGCGTGCCACACAGCAGATGGGCTTGTAATGCCTGGGACGTGATAAAACATGCAAAATTGATGTATTAAAACCAATTATTATGGAAGAAAAGCCAAATCTATATCAGAAGATACAGCTTGTCTCAAATGAGATAAAAAATATCGAAAAGAACCTGACCGTAGGCAAAGGTAATTATGCCTACAAGGCAGTACAGGACATTGATGTCACCTTGGAAGTGAAAGAAGCCGAGTCCAAGCATGGCCTTGTCAGTATTCCCATTAAGCAGGAACTTGTTAAATCGGAAATAATTAGAGTTGTCAAAGAAGGTGGAGGGGAATCCATCAACTATATGGACATCATAAAAATGACCCTACGCATTATCAATCTGGACAACACATCAGAATACATAGACGTGGAAAGTTTTGGGCGTGGACTTGACCCAGGCGACAAGGGATTTGGAAAGGCTTCTACTTATGCCAGAAAATACGCTTTACTTAATGCCTATAAGATTGCTACAGGTGAAGACCCTGATGAAAACAAATCCAAAGTGCAAACCCCTGCTACAGTAGATGAAGTGAAAAATATTGTCGTTGATTACATGATGACCGACAATCAGTTTGCGCAGAACATACTGTCTTATTTCAATGTAGGAAGTGCTGATGACATGACAAGCGAACAGCTTAAAATGGCATATAACAACCTCAAGAAGAAAGGAAAGATATGACAGAAACCATGTACATAGGAAGCGGTGACGTTCATGCCTTGATGAGTGGTAAGAATACGAAATCACATATCGCCCTCATGCAGCGTTTCGTCAGCGGGATAAAGCCTTATTACAATGCTTTTGCCAGCCCTATAGATGCTTTACGTACGGGAGCCATTCTTGAGAACAGGTATCTTCTCACTTTGCCTGACAACTACTTTACTCAGTATGTTGTCAGGTCAGATGAAATGAACGTGTTCAAGTGCAGCCTGGACTTTGCTTGTATCGATAAAGGAAAGTTAACTGATTTTGATGAATTAAAGACTCTTTATCTTTCAGATTACCTTGATTTTATTGAGCCTATCAAGCATGACAACAAAGCTTTAATCGAATACGTCAAGAAGAAGCATAAAGCTTATTATTATCAGGTTCAGGAACAACTCTTTTGCACTCATCTTAAAAGCTGTAACCTTGTTTTTCTGTCTGTAACAACCTACGACGACGAAGCCAACTGGCATCGTAATATCCTTCCCAATGAGTATTGTAAAATCCGTATCACTCGTGACGAACAGGCAATTGCAGAAATAAAACGACGTGGACAGATTTTCCAACAGATAAAAGATTTTTATTCAAACTAATATGGCAAATCAAATAACTGGACGGCTGGTCTATATTGGCCAGCCCCAAGAAATCCCATCCAAAAGCGGTGGCAACCCGTTTGTGAAACGTGAATTTATTCTTGATGCCACAACCTATGACCCCTATACAGGTGAACGAAGCCAGTACGAGAACATTCTACCTCTTGAAGTAAGTGGTGACAAATGTGCCGAACTTGACCAGTTCAGAACCGGTGATGTAATAACGGTTTCCTTTTCCCTCCAAGGTCGGGAATGGACAAATCAGGACGGACAACTAAAACGTATGGTGTCCATCCGCTGCTATAAACTGGAAGGCCGTCAGCCAATGCACCAGCCAGCATCCGTGCCAGCACAGCAACCGTCACCGACACAAACGCCAACCATGGCACAGGCGTTTCCACCTGATGTAGATGCGAATGGAAATCCCAAAGATGACTTACCGTTCTAGCCTATGAGCATATTCAATCTGAAGAATGAATACGATATACCCAAGTTCAAGGCTTATGTAAACAAACTGTTCCAGGAGCGGGCGGTTGTGGAAGTGAGAAAGAAGCTGCCCAACCGCACGCTCGCCCAGAACAGATACTTCTATTTGCTTCTAAATTGGTTCGCAAGTGAAACAGGTTATAGTGTAGAGGAAGTTAAAATCGATATTTTCAAGAGGTTATGTAATAGGGATATATTCGAGAAAGAAAAGACGAACAAAAAAGGAAAGATTATAAAAACTTTGAGAAGCTCGTCTGAACTGAGTACGGGAGAAATGACTCTCGCTATTGAAAGATTTCGGAATTATTCTAGTGCTAAAGCAGGAATATATTTACCAAGTCCTAACGAGAATGAGTTTCTATTACATATTCAACAAGAGATAGAAAAAGATAAAGAATTTCTAAGCTATGGGGATGGGTGAGAATTGGAAAGATATATCCGGATATGAAGGTTTATATCAAGTATCAGATATGGGACGGGTTAAATCTATATGCAGTCATGTAAGGCTTCAAAATGGCGAGTTAATGAAAAAGAAACCACATATTTTGAAACCACAAAACAGATGTGGATATAGATGCGTAAATCTATTCAAAGATGGAAGTATTCATACAGTAAACATTCATCGTTTAGTGGCTGAATCTTTCTTGCCTAATCCTCATAATTATCCAGTTGTAAATCATAAAGATGAAAACAAAACAAACAACAATGTAGGAAATCTTGAATGGTGTAGCCATGCTTACAATCTTAATTACGGTACAGCTAAAAGACGTAGAGCTATATCGCAAGGAAAGGTGGTTCTTCAATTGGATAAAAATGGAGTTTTGATAAAACGCCATTTAACATTGATGGATGCTTATAGAGATACTGGTGTAGATTACCGAAATATTTCACTTTGCTGTTATCATAAAAGAAAAACTGCTGGTGGATATTGTTGGAAGTTTGAATAATAAATTAAATCGAACGTAACAAAGAGTTTATTTGACTATGGACAAATTTTTAGGACAAGACATCCCTGAACAGGAACGATGGCAGTTCCTTCAGGACAACGCCGATGCGGTAGAGAAAATCGGATATACTCACCGATTCACCCCCGAAGAACTGGCTCAGAAGAAAGAGACTTTGGCCGAGGTATCAATCACCATCAACGATGTTGAGTTGGAGAAGAAAGAGGCTATGGAAAGCTTCAAAGAACGATTGAAGCCTTTGAATGAAGAAAAGCAGGAACTTTTGGACCACATCAAAAGAGGTTCGGAGTTCGTCGAGAATGAAGAATGTGCAAAATTCCTATACCATAAAGAAAAGATGGTAGGATTCTACAACAAGTTAGGTGAACTGGTTTATAGCCGCCCAATCATGCCACAAGAAATGCAGAAGACAGTATTTAGTATTAACCGTAAAACTGGAACAGAATCATGAGTGAAAACAAAATCAATTTGGTAGTACCGAAAGAGTACAATGGTACCCCCATCGAAGTAGTATTGAGAGAAGGTAAAGCATCCGTAGCCCTTGACCCGAAAGAACCGGAGAGAGTAGTTATCAATGGAACGATAGAAGCACCCTTCAGATGGCTGGAAAAGCGTGTCGAACTGATTAATCAGAAATCGGCCAATATCATTGTGAACCGTGATAAGATGTGTCTGGCTTTGACTATTGATGAAACCAATTATTACCAGACAGTAATTAGTGGAGTTTTACAGGCTTCAAAGGAAATGCAGGAGTTCGGTATCAATGCGGAAAGGAAATGGGAACCTATCAAATTGTCCCAGTTCTTCAAGATGCACCGTGCCTTCTTCAAGGATAAGTCTGAGAACATGATGCTGGTTTCTACTTTGAAGAATTTCAAGGCGAAAGTAAACCAGGATATAGAACGTAGTAAAGAGGAAAACGGAAACAAGACGGATAACTATTCTCAAGTGGTTGATTCCAATCTGCCAAAATCGTTCAAACTGAATATCCCTCTTTTCAAAGGTTTTGCCTGTGAAGAAATCGAAGTTGAAATCTACGCCGATGTGGACGGACGGGAAGTTTCCCTTTCTTTGGTTTCTGCCGGTGCGAATGAGGCCATTGAAGAATACAAGAATAAGGTGATTGACAAACAGGTTGAAGCAATCAAAGGTGTTGCACCTGACATCGTAATCATTGAGGTGTAACAATGAGAAAGCAAATTTATTTAATTCTGTTTCTGGTAGTCGGAGTATCTATCGGAAACAGAATATTCAATCACCTCAACGCTTGGCTGGGCGTGGTAATAATATCAGCCACAGTGATTTATTTCGTTTATAAACTAATTAAAAATTTGAAGAATGAAAAGATTGATTAATCTAATGTTGGTCTGTATGACCTTAGTGGTATTTGCTTCATGCGAAAGAGTAGCCCCTAATTATGCCGGTGTTCTAATGGAGAACTATGGGAAGCAAGGAAAAGAGGATTTTAAGGTAGTGTCCGGTAAAGTTTCCACTTGGGAATGGGGCACTGAATTGTTTCAAGTTCCATTGTTTGACCAAAGAGGGGAATTTGCTGAACCTGTCACATTGAAGGCTGCTGATAACACTGAATTTAACGCACGTCCTACTTATTCTTATAAAGTTATCAAGAATAGAGCTATAGATGTTGTATTCGATAACAAACATATAGATAAAGCTGATACAGAATCAGGAAAAGACGGGTTTATGCAAAGCCTTGAAGATAATATACTTGAACCTCGTATTTATGATTTAATCAAAGAAGAAAGCCGTAAGCACAAGACAGACAGTTTAATGGCTGACGGTGGTTCTCTTCTTTTTGAAAAGCGGTTGGAGCAGATTGTGGATAAAGAATTTGAGAAAAGAGGGCTTCAATTGCTGACTTTTTCTGCACAGCTTGAATTTTCAAAGGCTGTGCGTGAGAAGATTGATAGTCGTAATGAGGTGAATACCAATATATCTGTATTAGACCAGCAGATTGCAGAGCAGAAGAAACGCAACGAATTGGAGCAATTAAAAACAGAACAGGCTATCATTCAATCACGTGGGTTGACTAAAGAAATACTCTATAAGCAATTCATAGATAAATGGGATGGCCGTACACCACTTTATGGAATTGCCCCTGAGTTTTTAAAAATAACGAAATAGCATGAATAAACGCCCGGAAAGACGGGCATACGGGCGCAAGCACAGGACGTGCTTTAGTATGGAGTAATTGCGCAATATCTCCATACACTTGTCCCATTGAATTAGCTAATATATGAGCAAGTAAAACCGTGATGGTTGGGCGGGTTCGATTCCCGTTGCGTCCACAACCAATAATGGAATTATTATGAAAGAAGAACGGAAATTAACATTTGGGAAATACAAAGGACAAGAGATAAAGTATATCATACTTACTCATATTGGTTATATCATGTGGTGCTTTGAGAATATCAACTGGTTTAAGCTGACAGATCAAGAACAGGCTTTATATGATGCGATAGCCATAATGATTAAGAAGGAACGCTTGCCAATGACTTTTCCGGTTGAAATGATGTATAAGCATATAAAAGACAGAGAGTCATATGAAAAGTTAAATACTCCATTTACATTCAATTATGGATATATATCTTTAAGAATGTCTGAAAAGGATAATCCAATATTCAACAGTATTGAAAAATACATTACACACAAAATACGCAGAAATAGTACGAAAGAATGTTCGTCATTCGAAAGTCTTTCAGGAGATTTGACTGGTCTTTCACATAGCATGAATAAAGAAATAGAAAAAGCTCGGCTTAATGGTGAGAGTGATGAAGAAATATATGGTTATTGGGGTAGTATGAATGATTATAAGGCTTTATAAATATGTATTACATCAAGAAACCTAAAAAGAAGAAAGAAAAGCCTTTGCCGTTATTCGATAAGGCAGGTATCAAGATTAAAAAGAAGCCGGATTTAGTGGCCAAACTCGACAAAGTTTTCAGCCGCTATATCCGGCTTCGTGATTGTATGCCGAACGGGTATTTCCGTTGTATCTCATGCGCCCAGATAAAGCCATACGAACAGGCAGATTGCGGACACTTCCATTCGCGCCGCCACATGGCTACACGCTTTGACGAGGACAATGCCCACGCAGAGTGCCGGGCGTGCAACCGTTTCAGCGCAGACCATCTGATACATTACGAGAAAAACTTGAAATCAAAAATCGGTCAGCAACGCTTCGACAAGCTGGCATGGAGAGCAAGCCAGGCGAAGAAATGGACTGATTTTGAATTAATAGAACTCACCAAGTATTACAAGGCTTTGGGAGACAAACTGAGTAAGGAGAAAGGATTATGAGTTATGTTTTACGGGATTACCAGCAGAAGGCCAGTAATGCTGCAGTCAGCTTCTTTGCTAACAGGGCCAAGAAGAACAATGCCATCATGGTACTGCCTACCGGAGCCGGCAAGAGTCTTGTGATAGCCGACATCGCCAGCCGTCTTGAAGGGCACACGCTAGTATTTCAGCCCAGTAAGGAGATACTAGAACAGAACTATCTGAAGCTCTGTTCGTATGGTGTTCTGGATTGTTCCATCTACTCTGCCTCATTCGGGCGAAAGGAGATTTCAAGAATAACTTTCGCCACTATCGGAAGCGTAGTCAACCATCCGGAACTTTTCCAGCATTTTCAGAATATCATCATCGACGAGTGCCATCTGGTTAACCCGAAAGACGGAATGTACAAGAGATTTCTTTCGATGCTGAAATGTAAAGTTCTTGGATTGACGGCTACGCCTTACCGGCTTTCATCAAGCAGGGATTTCGGCAGTATGTTGAAGTTCATCACACGCACACGCCCGTGCGTGTTCTCTGAGGTAATCTATCAGGTTCAAATCTCTACTCTATTGGATATGGGGTATCTTTCGAAGCTGAACTATTATCCGATGAATCCTTTGGGATGGAACGAACTTAACCTGAAGGTGAACACTACCGGAGCCGACTACACGGACAAGTCTGTAGTGAAAGAGTATGAGCGTATCGACTTCTACGGGTTTCTGGTGAGCATCGTCCAAAGGCTTATGAATCCCAAGAGCGGTGTAAAACGAAAAGGTATATTGGTTTTCACCCGTTTCTTGAAAGAAGCAGAACGTCTCACCTGGTCCATTCCCGGAACAGCCATCGTTTCAGGAGAAACACCGAAAAAAGAACGCGAACATATCCTTGAAGCGTTCAAGGCCGGAGAGATACCCGTTGTAGCCAACGTAGGTGTACTTACTACCGGATTTGACTATCCTGAACTGGATACGATTGTCATGGCCCGTCCGACAATGTCACTGGCTCTTTGGTATCAGATAGTCGGTCGTGCCATCCGTCCGCATCCTAACAAGGAGGCTGGCTGGATCGTTGACCTTTGCGGGAATCTGAAACGATTTGGCGAAGTCAAGGATTTACGCCTGGTGGATAGCGGAAACGGTAAATGGGCCGTGTACTCCAATAGCAGACAGTTGACTAACGTAAGATTCTAAGATTATGGAAGGATATATAAAACTAAGCCGCAAGTTCTTCTCGAATGATATGTGGAATGAAGCCCGGACTTTTAGCAGTTGCGAAGCGTGGCTTGACTTGATTCAGTCAGCACGATTTGAGGCAACGCCCCGTATGGAGAGTATCGGAGGTCGAGAAGTCTCTTATACAAGAGGACAATATCCTGCATCCATAAGATTCTTATCAAAGCGTTGGAAATGGTCTGAGAGGAAAGTACGGACGTTTCTTGCCTTTCTGAGAAGAGAGAACATGATAACTCTTTCCAAAGAACAAGGAATGAATGTAATAACCTTGGTAAAGTACAATGAGTATAATGGCTCAGAGTCTGACACAGTAAGTGACACAAGCAATGACACAATGAGTGACATAAATATCATTCAGGAAATCAATAATTTACGGATGCAAGTGACACAGCTAATGACACAAGTGGCGACACAGCAGGTGACACACCCTGCCAAAGAGCCAGAAAAGCGACACACGGGTGACACAAAGCAAATAAAGGAGAAGAATATTATTAAAGAAACTACTACTAACGTAGTAGCAAAGAAAGACGCGGCTAAAGCCGCTACTCTCTCTAGGAAAGAATCCTTCTACCAGTCGTTAGTCCCTTATGTCAGTCAGTACCCGAAAGAAATGATTCGGGCTTTCTTCGATTACTGGAGCGAGCTTAACAAGTCAGAAACCAAGATGCGCTATGAACTGGAAAAGACCTGGGAGCTTCCAAGACGGCTGGCGACCTGGGCCAGTCGTGAGAAAGTGCCTTCAAAAACAGATGTAGGCATAGTTCTGAAGGATAATTCACCGGGAAAATACAAGAAAGGCTGGTAAACATGGAACAGATAAATTTTCAACAGACAATCGAACGGCTCAAAGATACGGGTTTCTCCCCTATTCCTAACGTCGTAAAGATAACCGTTCCGGATGCCAAAAGAGTTCTCTGGGCCGGTATCAGGTACTTCACTGGAGAAAATGCCAGATGGCTTCCTGAGTACGAAGAAGTGGCAGGCTGGCTGGCCGGCAATGAAGGTCGCGGACTTCTGTGTTTCGGCAACTGCGGACGCGGAAAGACCCTTATCTGCGGAAAGATTCTTCCTTTGGTTCTTAACCATTACTGCCGCAAGGTGGTAAGCTGCTACGATGCACAGCAGATGAATGCAGATTTAGACGCTGTGAAGCAAAAACACATCATCTACGTTGACGATATAGGAACAGAGAATCTTAGCGTCAAATACGGCGAAAAAAGGCTTGCATTCGCTGAGCTGGCAGACGAAGCCGAGAAGAAAGGAAAGCTTCTTATCCTGACCACCAATCTCACGATAGACGAGCTGAGAGAGAAATATGGGGAAAGAACCATTGACCGGCTGAGGGCGATAACGAAAACCGTCCTCTTCAGCGGTGAAAGTCTGAGAAAATGATATGAAAATCACAATCAACTGGGTAACTCGTGACTGGAACCTGATCAGGAGGTTACGTGAGAAATACCGTCTCCCACAATACATGAACGTGAACGGACTCACAGAAGCAGAGGTTGACGAGGAGACATTAAGCAATCTCCGCAAGGGTGAGCCAAAGTATTTAATCATCAGAAAAGTAGAGAAATGACAAGACAAGAATCAGAAAGAAAGCTCAATGAACTGAGAAAGAAGTATATCGCCTTGATTTCATCCATGAACTTTGCCAAAGCACAGAAAATCAAGAACAAGATTGACTCCCTTGAAAGAGAGGTGGAACCGCATTCCTTGGGAGAACTTCTTCAGGACTATACCCCGGAGTTCAAGGTAGAAATGCTTCGCAAGATGCACAAGCTGTTCATCTATTCAGACTTACTTGAGGGTGCGGCACTGGAGTTCCAGTCTGAACTTGAATCAAACGGAATAGATGCTCAGGTAGTTTTTCAGGTGAAACGCGTACTGAAAGAACTGAGAAGCATAGTACGAATACCGGATGAAGAGAAAAACGCTTCATTGTCTGACAACTTTGCCGGGATGTGTGATGAAGCCGGACTTGTAGTGAGTAACATAATCAACAAATATCTTGCAAAATGATAACGGAAAATGACCCAATGCTTCCACGTAAAGTGGATTTGGAGAAGAACCCTTCTGGAACCGAACTGAAAATCGCCCAGCAGCGTGAACGTGAAAAGCATGGAAGATATGTTTCGGTTCCTGGAGACAAAACGTATACACGTATTTTCGTGCGTGATGGTGAGGATGCGGAAAAGAAGATAGCCACATACTTAGAAAGAATCAACAACCGGCCTCAAAAATGGAACTGATATGGAAGACGTAAATAAAAAAATATTTATAGAATACGTATCCCACTTGTATAGTACCGATAAAAGCTATGAAGTTATTGGTAAAAGCATTAAAGCTGTAAAGTTATTCCTTGAAAGTGATTATCAGGTGAACCGTAAAGGATACAAGGCTTATATCAGAGAAAATGCAGTTGAATTATCTGATAAGCCATACATTAAAGATGCTCTATGTGGGTTCCTTAATTTTCTTGGTATTGGATATTCACGCACACGAAAGGAGAAATCAGTTAAACCTCTGGAGAAGCTAAGCGATGTTTCTGAAAAGAACATGAAACTGATGAATGAATTTGTGTATTACCTTACGCAGGATGAAGATTACTCTCCACACACTCTTGAAATATATTCATTTTCAATTAAGAAATATTTCGAATACGCCAACGAGGTATCAGTTGACAATTACAAGCGTTTTGTACGGATGCTGGAGGATGAGGGATTGTCTCCCAGAACAATACGCCTACGAATTACCGCACTTGAACGTTTCAGCAAATGGATGAAAAAGCCAATAGAGTTGAAGCGCCCGAAGTTCAAGAAGGAGTTGAATACGGAGAATGTTCCGACAGAAGCCGAATACAACCGGCTGCTTGAGTATTTGAAAACTTGTCCTAACAGGGACAGGTACTTCTTCATCAAGATACTGGCTACAACCGGGGCGAGGGTAAGCGAGTTCTTCCAATTCAAATGGGAGGACATCCTTTCCGGTGAAGTCACTCTAAAGGGAAAGGGAAACAAGTACCGGAGATTCTTTTTCAGCAGGCAGTTACAGGCGGAAGTAAAAGCATACGTAAAGGAGAGTCACAAGACTGGATATGTCGCAGTAGGTAAGTGCGGAAGGTTGACACAGAGAAGCTTGTGCCAATCAATGAAAGACTGGGGCGATAAGTGCGGAATAGATAGAAGCAAGATGCATCCTCATGCTTTTCGGCATTTCTTCGCTAAAATGTATCTGAAAAAGAACAATGACGTGGTACAGTTGGCAGACCTTTTAGGACACGGAAGTATTGATACGACAAGAATTTATTTACAGAAAAGTTATGACGAACAAAAAAAAGAATTTAATCGAAGCGTTGTATGGTAGCTTCATGTTCATGGATAACCTTCCGGAATTGATAGACCGGGAAAACATTTACGATGAGACCGGACATGTGGATTTGGAGTTTATGACTGCAATCCTGCAATGGATGTCAAGGATGGCAGAAATAAGTGTGAAAGTACAGAAGTCGTTGAACCGTCTGTTGGGGTGTGACGAACTGGAGCAGAACAACAAGCGCAATAAGGATGATTCTGGAAGTAAATGGAGTGTTGAGGATATTCTTAAACATTGTACGCTTGAAAATAATGTGATGAAACTTCCTCAAGTACAATTTAATAAGAAATCATACGCAGAAGCTAAAAAATGGATTGAAGAAGCCGGAGGTAGCTGGATGGGTGGCAAGGTGCAAGGATTTACATTTCCATTTAATGCAGAACGAGTATTCAATATTCTTCATGAAGGTAAGCGGTGCAATTTACAGCAGGACTTCCAGTTTTTTGCAACACCTCCAGAAGTAGCCGACTGGCTGGTTATGTTGGCCGGTGGTGTGCACGATGATGAAAAGGTTCTGGAACCCAGTGCTGGTACTGGTGCTATCATAGATGCGATTCATCGAAGCTGTCCGGACGTAATTGTAGATTGCTATGAACTTATGCCTGAGAATAAAGAAATTCTATCGAAAAAGGATAATATACGTATTCTTGGAGATGACTTCACGAAGTGTGATATTGCACAGTATGATAAGATTATAGCAAATCCACCATTCAGTAAAAATCAGGACATTCGGCATGTAAGGCGTATGTATGAGTGTTTAAATCCCGGCGGTGTCCTGGCTGCAATAACTGGTCCTCACTGGGAATTTGGAAGTGAATCTGAGTGTAAGGATTTTAGACAATGGCTGGAGGATAATGGAGGGAAGAAATTCGAGATTGAAGAAGGCACTTTCAAGGAAAGCGGAACTGGAACTAAAACTATAGCAATAGTAATTAATAAGTGAGATGGGAAAGTTAAAAGTGTATTATGGATGGGCAAAGATAGGTAAGATTCGCAAGAAACGTGCAATATCTGTCATATTCGAGAATGAATGGCATGGTTGCAGGAGCGACCGAGGACAAAGGATTTTGAGAGCAGCCCAGGAAACAGTAATAGAGCGATACCAGGATGCGGAAGAAGAGAAAGCTGCAAAGGATTGTAGCCGGATATTTACTGAATACAGCTTGTTCTTTGACGAAAAGCCAATAAACGGAAGCCTTAACAAGATACTCCAAATGAACAGTGAGGCTGATAAGAAACATGTATCTAAAGAAATGCGTGATAAGATTGCTGAAGCCTTACGGAAAGCTTTTATGCAGACGAATCGCAAATACAGAGAACCAGGTTGGCAACAACTTGAATTGAGCTTTGAATGATATGGGAAAGCAAGAAAGTTTGAGTGATTATTATCAGTTCGCAAAGGATTTGGCCAAAGCTGAAAAGGAGCTGAAAATCGAGAATTGGGTGCAAATCAGCATCTGCTACGGTTACGGCCATCAATCTGTCACCCTATACACCTACGACCTTCCTCGTGAAGTGTACGAAAGAAGGATGTGGGTAATCAGATGGAGGGTGGCCAGACTGCAATGCCAGTATCCGAGGAATGATGTGTACACTTCTTTTTACTACTACGACAAGCGTTCAGGAGAGTCGCTTGAGGTGAGTTCCTGCCTATCTAAACTGATTTCTGCAAAAGCCCAGATAACAAAAGCAGAACGCAGGATGAATGAATACATAGAACACAACCGTAAGAACAATCTGTTCTTTGACGAGAACACGGATGAGGAGCTGGTTAAGTTTAGAGAGAAACTGGAGCGCAAGAAAATCGAGTGTGCTGAGTGTGAGAAACGATTAGAATTATTAGTTGAAAGAAGGAGAAATAATCAATGAAAGAAACTCAACTGTCTTTAAACTTGGATTATGGAATTAGTAAAGAACAGGCTTGCATCCTTTGTCATTTATCCTCTGAGTGCGCAGGATGCTGTGTGAAATGCAAGGCTGAGAATAAAAGCGGAACTTGTCAAGGGCAGAATTGTTCAATTCCATCCAGAGACCATGACGGACAAAGGTGGAACGCATGGATGCACATTGTTTCTACTTCGCTTCCTGAACTCAAACGATTTATACCAGTGAAATACAGAAAACATTTAAAAACAAAAAAGTGATATGGCAAACATTGTAAAATTGACCGGATGCAAGGAGGTTTCGCATGATATATATGCTTACTTCACTTGTGATGCTGAAAAAGCATTGAAGGCTTTGGAACTTGAGATACCGTGTACTGGAGCAAATAGCACTGGAGCATACAACATTTACTTTAATGATGTGGGAGAAATTATCTGTGAGTACATGACGTTCTGCGTTACACGTGAGTTTAAGAAGGTTTCATCCATACAGGATGCTGTTGAATGGATGGATAAGAAAATGAATGGAAATGAGTAAAACAAAACTATATTACCTGTTCCTGGCAGTCATGTGGTGGCTGCTGGGATAGGTGGAAAGGAGGAGCTATGAAACAAGTAAAAGTGAAAATTGAAACAACTGTTGAAACCATGTTAGGCGATAAGCCTGTTAATGAAGTTCTTGGTGATATTGCAGATATATGTCACACATCATTGGAATACTCAACATCAAAAAATGAAGGGTGTGAGACACTCTATGAGGACCAAGAATATGAAGATTACAGAAATGACATGGAGGACAGGGTGTCTGTTCTTGAAGGAGCACTTTTTCGCATATTGGATTTACTGGAGGATTAAAAAAAGACTGCCCTAGAATTAGAGCAGTCTTTAAGTGTGGGCAGATAGGGAATCGAACCCCTTGTAGCGCTATTAAATTTCAGGTCATGAAGTTCCAGCTCATTTCATTCAAAGTCGAGTACTGCCCAGCGTGCTACAAACCCACCTCTTTAAAAGTTTTCCAAAACTATCCATATCGTTTAAGTTTTTTATGAAATTATACGCGCTAATCTCAGCCATTGCAAACTGGAAAAAGGTAGGCAATGAGCAACCAAAAGAATGGACTGAAATCAAGCATAGCCCTACGTTTAACCTTGATTATAGCGCAAATATAATGTTTGAATTTAAAAATAACAAAAAATGAAAGCAATATCCATCAAACAGCCGTGGGCGAGCCTAATCGCTCACGGTATCAAAGACATCGAGAACCGGACTTGGAAGTGTCCTCAGAAGTACATTGGACAAAGAGTGCTAATACATGCAAGTAACAGTAAGGGAGTAGGTTGGATAATGAACAGTGAGCAAAGAGTACAAATTCTAGTTCATCCTTCAGAATTAGCAGGTGTAGACTGCAACAAGTTACCTCGTGGTGTCATTATCGGCAGCGTGGTAATAGCTGACTGCGTACAGAACCATCCTTCAGTCTGGGCTGAGAAAGGTTGCTGGAACTGGGTGCTGAAAGATGCAGTACTATTTGATAAGCCGATTCAAAATGTGAAAGGAAAACTTGGTTTTGGGGAGTATAAAATAAAAGTTCCAGTTTCCTTTATATCAAACAAGGAAATCTATGACTATTTGATGATATAATCAAATGCTCTGTCTAAACATTTATTTATATCATCTTCTGTTAATATTAAATGAAATCCACTATGGTCATGCCCAGGTTTTATTTGAATTTTATTGATAGTATCGCTTGAAGGAATTCTAATAATATATGATATATCATGAAATGTAAAGGAATTAGCTGAAACATCTGGACGGATATATAAAAACACATTTATACAGTTTAATAAATCCGATTTTGACAAGCTTAAAATATATCTCCTGATATCTGTATTTGAGTAACCTAATAGTTTAAACATTGCAATAGTATAAGTTAGAGGAGACTTTGTATTAAATTCCGTAGTGCCTGATTTGTAAATATCTTCTTGAATATATAAATCTATTCCGTTTAAAATCGTATTTACATCTCTTACTGACAATGAATCAAATTTGTTGTTAATTTGTTTTGAAATATGCCTGATAGATTCTTTTGTTATGCAACATTTTTCAGATATAACTTTATATAAATATTCACGTGCTATTTCATCTATAGAATAGAAAAATGGTTGATGGGATGTGAATTTGTTGATATAACCATCATAGTTAGCCTCTTGTCCATAAAAATGCTGGAAAATACTTTTAGTTTTATTATAATCAAATACTGTTATGATATTGTTAAATCCAAATTTATTTGGCAATAATTCTGAATATGTAGTATCTTCTTCTTTTTGAGTACTACTGTTTTGATATTGGTATACTCTGTCAATATGTGCAGAGAAAATATTTAAAATTCTGAATAGATGAGCAGGATCCATACGGTCCAAGTCTTCGATGATTAAAATAACTTTTTTGTTGTTGCTTTTACAGAACCATTGAATATTATCAATTATAATTTGAGTGATTAAATCAATCTCATAAGGACTTCCTATTCTCTTTGAAAAAGATTCTAAAAAGGTTGCTATAATTTGATTCTCATCTTGGCTTTGAATTGCGTCCTTATATTCTTTATATTTTTTAGCCATCTTTTTCGACCAATTTAAAGCATGGTATCCAGCTAAGAAAAGAGATGCTGTTTGTTCTGGAACACCTAGACTTGGTAGTATTTTTAATAGATTACCCAAGAATGAGTCAGAATTCTGCATAATAAAGAATTGGAATATTAGTGAATCAGGGATTTCATAAGATGGCTCTATCATTTTCTTTGAAACCATTTGTATAAGAATATCTCTTTTAATATACTCAAAAACCTCTTTATTATCAGCTATCTGATAATTAACCGGATATATGGTAATAAATTCATAACTATCTCCATATTTCTTTTTGAATTCATTTAAAAAGTATGTTTTCCCGTCTCCAAATTTGGCTGAGAAAACGGTACGTTCGTTAATATCAAGATGGTCTTTGAAAGATTTAAGTTCGTTTTTTATTGGTATAAGTTCCATAACTATAAGTTTGTATCGTTTCAACAAAATTATAAGTAAAATATGAGAATCAACAAATAAAAATAAATAAGTTATAAACACATAATCGTGATTATAATTCTAGACAAATCATAATGGGCTTAAATGGATAAAATTTTCCTTTTTATTTGTTCATTCAAACAAAACTTACGAAGTTTGTAACAAGTGTAAACTATGATAATTTGAACTAATATGGATATTCAAGAAAAAGCAAACTCTTATGCTGATGGGAAAGCAAATGAAGCTATAACAAAGGCCATTGCTCAGGCATATATAGATGGATACAAAGATGGTTATAAGAGCGGTCAAGAAAATGCTCAAATAGGATGTAATGATGCGGAATTTGTTGACCTTGGTTTGTCGAGCGGGACTTTATGGGCATCTGATTATTTGAGAGATGAAAATGGAGAAATCTGTTATTTTACTTATGATGAAGCTTTGCAATATAAAATACCAACAATAGAACAATATAATGAGTTGATATTAGCTTGTTTGAGAAGAGGTTTTAAGGATGATCTTAACCAATACAGTGGAGTGTATTTTCTTGGTGTTAATGGCACTATGATGACTTTTAATAAAACGGGTAAGATTGGTTTTAATGTTATTATGAATCAAGATTCTTCCTATTTTTGGTTGTTAAATGATAATAAGGCTAATTATAAAACGAGTGCATGTCTCACTTCTAGTAGCAACTCAAAAATTGGCGTGTTTTGCGGATTTAAATTACCAGTTAGACTGGTACGGTAATCATTAAAATTTTCCAATCTTACTGACAACCCTTGTCAGTGCTTTGTGAATACCCGGTAACTGCTTTGTGGCGGTGACCGGGTATTTTATTTGAATATAGATACCAATAATGATGCAATGGCTATAATAGTATTAAAAATTAGAAGCCATTTATCGAAATTGGCCCCTTTACGTTGCTCTTCGCGGTATTTTTGTTGAGCAAGGATTTCCTTCTGATGCAACTCACGATATTTCTGTTGGGCGAGGATTTCTGATTTCTGAATTTGAAGAAAGTTGTATTGCTCTTCCATGAGAGCGCGTCTTTTCTTCTCATCCAGAGCCTTCATGTAATCAGAGTTTCCTGAGAATCCAGAGCCTATTTCAAAACCAAAATCATTCTTATAAGAATCAAATTCATTCATATAGATATAATTAAATTATACTATGGGCATACAATATGTGTGCCAGAGAAACGATGTCAAAATGTCATAAATATAGAAATTATAAACTTAAACAAATTGAGAGATAAAGCCTACCAGTGCGCAGTAGCCCACGGATGGCACGAAGAGAACCTGAGTGACGAACATTTCCTCTGCCTGGTCATATCCGAACTTATGGAAGCTGTGGAAGCAGACCGGAAAGGGAAACATGCGAAAGTTGCAATGTTCAAAGAATGGCAAGGGAATAGCGTCCCATTGACCGAAGAAACTAGGAAAAGGAGATTCATGGAATACTTTGAGGCATTTATCAAAGGGACTGTCGAGGAAGAACTTGCCGATGCCTGCATCCGTCTGCTGGATTTGGCTGGATTGAGAGGATATGATTTGGATAGCTTTGACTACGAAGGAAGCGATACGGAAGATTATTCTGATATGACCTTCACGGAGTCCATGTTTAGAATCTGCGTCTATGTCACCGACAACTTCTACAGGGATGAACCATTTATCCTCCTGAATGAGATATTCGCTTTCTGCCGGGATAGAAATATCGACATCTTCTGGCACATCAAGCAGAAAATAAAATACAATGAACTTCGTCCGTACAAGCATGGAGATAAAAACTACTGACCATGAAACACGCATTCTACGCCTTAATCATCATACAAGCCCTGTACGAGCTTGTGAAGCTGCTCAAATGTAAATCCATATACCGACATGTAAAAGTCTTTCAGAAGCTGGATAAGACATCAAAAAGATGGTATCTGATGGCGCATCCGTGGCTTCATGTTGCATTATTCATGGATACTATCGGACTTTTATTGCTGGGGATGGGATTGTTTTCAAGCCAGTGGATATGTTTCCTTGTTGTCTTGGCCATGAGTTTCAGTCAGATTCAAAAGCTGGGAGAATGGGCTATATTCTTGGACAGTCTGGTTACGGTCATCATCTACACTTTCGCCATCCTGAATGCATATCACTTGGCATAAAAATAGGGAGCCAGCCCACACGATTAGAAGCCAACTCCCACACACGATTATGATGCAAATATAAGAATTTCCAACTAAATAAATCGTGCTATGACAAAAGAATTTTCATCAATCGTGGAGTTGAAATCAATACGTGAACAGAAATCAAGATTATCAGAACGCGAGCAGGAGTTATCCTCCCCTATCCTGACTGATTTTTCTCTCATCCCGGAGATTTATGAGTGGTTCAGGGAGATACTTTCCGGGGCAGATTGTCCGCCCAATCCGGAAAGTGTTACCCAGCGAAAGAAGTTCCTCTTCATTGTGTTGTTCTTGTTCGCCCCTAGTGTGCTTGCCGGCGGACGGCTGCCGAACGGTATCCGAGCAGAAATTTCCGGCGTGTTCCCGGATGTTTCTCCGTGTGTAATATCAAACAATATCGCTGATGTTTCCTTTATCTACCAGCAGTATAAGGATTTCCGGCAGGATATAGAGTACCTTTACTGCCAAATCGTAGAAAGATTGAAATCCAAAGGACTAATCAAGTAACAGAATGTTTCTAATGGGGATAAAGTCCCTATGCTTAAATTTTTATGTCTAACAAATTTAAATTTTAAAGCCGAGTCAGAAGAAGAACAAAATCAGGTTGGGAAATAGTTCGACAAGCCGACAGATTAGCTCAACAGCGTTATGGAAGTAACTCTGACAATCCTAATAATCTTGTAAATAGGATTGCAGGCAGGTATCTTGGGAGCTTTAATAGAAGTGGAACCAGTTGGAATACACAAGTTTCAAAACGTACTTACATGGGACTTAATGATGGGTAATTAGTAAAAGAACTAATCAAGTAAAAAAGCCGGAACGTTATGCTTCCGGCTTTTTGTTCACTATCAATTTAGCAATTCTTGAACGAAAGATGTAAATGTTGAGCATTTAACACTTTCTATTAAGTTATTATAATCTTCTTTTTCAAGACAACTCACAAGGGAGGATACATCACTTTCATGTTTGTCATATTTTGATCCAATCAGGCCATAAATATCTCCCATAATTCTTGCTGGATGATAATAGGTAATCTCTGGATCATCATTCTCCAAATCATAATTTAGCTTAGACTTAATAAAATCATTTGACAATGTGCCATCAATACGTTCAAATATGTTAAATCCTAAAAACCATGCTTCAACCTCCATTATTGCAAAATGTAATTTTATATATTGAGCCAGGTTTTTAGCGTCTATTTCCTTTTGAGCTGAATTTCTAAATTTTTCAATTAATTCTAAGTTTATATTTCTTACGCCTCTATTTTTTTTCTTGTAAAAGTCCCCATATACATCTCTTAACCCTATAATCTTGGTAAATCCCTTTTCATGCAATCCATTTGCTCTAGTAAAGATTTTAGATAATACAGAGTTGTCATTACCAACATTTACAAGCATATAATAGTTATGAGCCATTTTATCACCATATTGATAAGGAGCTTCATCCAGATTATCACAAATCAGGTTATAACAATTGATTCCTATATCTTGGTAGTCGTACATCTTTAGAAGTAATTCTCTGACCAAAATTAATTCAGCTTGTCCTTCTACAAAAACTGCTACTTTCTTCATTTTTTATGTCGTGCAATAAAATCAGATGAGAATAAATCAAAATTATTAAGTCCTGTAAATTCAAAATCTTCAAATAATTCAGGAGAATTATATATATTTATTGCAGTAACTTTATCGCCTTTACGTTGTAAAATATTCCAATATTTCAAATCGACAACGTCCATTAAAAAACTATCGTTTGAAGTAGTAATTAATTGTATATTATTTTCTAAACAGAATTTATATAGGTATTTACCTAATTTTATGGATCTATCATAATCTAATCCCTCACAAAAATCATCAATAACAATTGTCTGTGTCTTCTTTTTTTGAGAAACAATATAGAATAAAAGAACAAGAATGTATAGTGTTCTTTGCATTCCTTGAGATAACAATCCTTCCCATAAAAATGTGCTTACATCTTTTTCATTAATCTGTAAGACTCTTATATCAGATTTCTCATCTCCAATTTTTACAATCTTTATTTCGTCAATAGAATAATCTAAAGCATTTAGTTCCTCCTGAACCTTTAGTTTCAAATCATCATTTAATTTTTCAAACATTGGGATAATACTTTCTCCTTTAGACATAGTACTAAATAGGTTGGTACCATTAGGAAACATATTAATCTGATTAAATAATATCCCATATGAATTTTCAGCCCAATTTACTATTTTTTCAATTTGAGGATATAATTTTGTATCTCGTCTTACATTGATTGTAAGTTTATTACTTGGAGGGTTAATTTCGTCGTTAAAAAAGATAGTAGAGTTTTCATTCCTTTCTATTAAGATGTTTTCGTTATGATCAATTAGCTGTTCCAAGGTAATATTCCCTTGAAAACATGCAAATGAATATGTCAATTCTGTATCATTGTCTGAAAAAATAATTTTATAGAAAAAATTATCGTGCTCAGCAATTTCTTTAGTTTGGAGTATAACAGAGACTAAAGAATTTAAGGCTTCTATTGTTTTTGATTTTCCAACAGCATTACGGCCTACGATGAGACTTGTTTCTGACAAATTGAGACCATCTAAAGACCATCCAGGTGTAACATATTCGAGACTTTTCAGTTTCATAATCGTATTAATTATACTAGAATTTTATTTTAATCTACAAAGATACAATAAAGCATTGAATTTATCAAGTGACAGATTTTTATGCTCCCAAAAACTGTAAAGCATAATGGAATAGTTATTTCCAAATATAGTTATATCTTAGTTCGGATTCATCATTCTTAAAACTATATGATACGGAAATTTTATTTATTGTACCATCTTCATTATAAAAGTAGTCATAATATGTCCAAGAATCTGAATATGATTCCTTTTTAGATTTTCTTTGAATACGACCTGAAGAGTCATATTGGTATTCATATTTTTGCTCTAATGATTCTCTCCCTGTATCTCCGTTGATATATGTTTCTTGTAGTAGATTTCCATGTGTGTCGTACTCAAAGATAAAGTTCCCGAACAAAGAACCGTCATTAAGCATTGTCTTTTCTATATAAGCGTTATTCCCTTCGTATCTATATTCGCTTATATAGCCAAAATTTTTACTAACCCAAATGTCTTTTTCTACTGTTTTTATCAATCTTTTTTGACTATCATATTCGTATGTCCATTCTTCATTCAGGTCTCCATCGTCATCATATACCAACATGCGTGACACGGAATCAATGTTGTTATATTCATATTTACGTTTTTTTTCAAACAAAGTAAACGTATATTCGTTCATTTCCACTACACGCTTTTTGTCGTCGTATTCATATTTGTAATTGTAATCAATCCTATCATCCAATAAAGCATTATAGTAATTGGTGGTTTTTTCTTGCAATGTTCCGTCTGGATTATAGATATACTGTTCGTATAGTTCTCCATATTCATTTATCTCGCCAAATTTCTTTTCGTGTTCGTTTATTACAATTTCAGACAGAACTTTATTTCCACTATTTCCTCCGGGCTCTCCATCACCATCGCTACTGCACCCTACAAAAAACAAAGCCACTAGTATAGGCAGTATAAATAACATTTTCTTCATTTTACTTTGGTTTTATTGATTAAACATCCATTTCTAATAACTTCCTTAAATCCTCAAAAGAGTGAACTTCATAAAGAGTTCCTTTCACTTTAACATAACCGTTTACTTCTGAATCAGGTGTATTTCTCACAAATAGTTCCGAAATGTCTACATCTAAAGCATTTGCAATACGTTCTAAAGATTGTAATTGCGGATAATCACCTCTTAATGTCTTATTAAGACTAATATCAGATATACCCATCTTATCAGCCAAATCTTTTTGAGTAAGACCCTTAGACTGGCAAAGTTCTTTTATCCTTGTTCTAAAATCCATAATACTACATAGTTTTATTGCACAAATATAGGTGTTTATACTATATAATACAATGAAACGTGAAAAATAAATCTATATAGTTTTATATTTAACATAAATTATCTATGTAACTATTGCATAATTAAACTATATAGTCTTACTTTGCAGTATCAAATAAAACGAAGTAGTATAATTAATAAAATATAAAGAACTATGGCAATAGAAAAGAGAAATCAATTAAAAGAGATTATGAGTCTTGCTTGGTCATTTGTACGCAAGAACGGTTATTCTATGAGTGAGGCGTTGAAATGTGCGTGGACTAATATCAAACTTCGTGCATTGCTTCATAAGAAGGTGGTTGAGTTCTATTTCAAGAAAACAGACGGCACGCTACGTCAGGCTTTCGGTACTTTAATGAGTAGTAGAATACCAGAAAAAAAGGGTACAAAGAAAACAGCAGATAACTGCCAGGTGTATTTCGATTGTGAAAAAGAAGAATGGCGTTGTTTCAAAAAATGCAACCTTATAAAGATAGCTTAGTATTAATATTTAAAAGAATATGACTTATGAGAATTATAGACTTTAATCCTGAATTGCACAAGATAACATTTACTAACAAACAAGAAACAGTAATAACTGAATCAAACATTATGTTATTAAAACGAATGTTCAACAACCCCGAAAAATACCAGTATTACATGAAAACACTTTGGCTGTTGCGTTCTCTGAGTGAAAAGAAATGTTGTAAAGATGGCATGATAGACTCTAATGATGAAGTTTACCCGATATTTAGGCTTGCAAATGAACTTATTGGTAGTCTGCTACGAGAAGACACCTTTTTTGACTGCGAAGGTAATCTTATGCAAGGCTTTAATCCAAACATGATGAAAACTGCAATGTAAATCCCTCACACGATTATTTTGAAACAATCAGCCAAATGTTTGTTCTGATTACGGCAATTTTTAGGATAAACATTTGGCGGTTGGTAATTTTGCCATAGAATGAAATGCGCTTCGTGGCAGTTGCGCTGCAAAGATATTCAAGGCATTTCTTTCAAGGGGTAAACTGCCACATCAGACCTCTTTTAAGATTTGCCTTTTTTATATGTCAAGCGTGGCAGGTCAAGGCAAGGCATTCAGGTGTGCATGGGTTCGAATCCCAGCTTGCTACTACGGTCAAAATAAAATCCTCATTGATGAATTGACCGGCCATCAATGAGGATATGTTTAATTCAGGTTTTACAGCGTATGAACAAAGAAACCATAAATGAATCCCAATTCATACGGTACAAAGATAAGCAAATTTCTTATTGTACCTACAATGGCAGGATATATATTTCTTGCAAGGGGCTTAATTCTGATGTCGGGATAAGCATAAGCAAATGGAAATCAAAGAACATGTCGCAAATAAAAACGTATGCAGCCGAAAACGGATTGAAACTAAGAGAAATCATGTATTTTGGCCAGTATCTAGAAATCGGCATAGCCTTGATGTATTTCGCAAATAATAGAGAATTGACAGAGTGTGTAAAGAATCAGATTGGTAATTTAAATTCAAATAATATGAATGAAATACAGGTTTTACAGAAAACTACCTTGTTGGGTAAAGAACTAACCGTTTATGGCAGTGCAGAGAATCCGTTGTTTCTTGCTAAAGATGTAGCTGAATGGATTGAATATGCAAAAACATCACAAGATAAATATGATGTATCTCGTATGGTTGGTACTGTTGATGAAGATGAAAAGCTGGTACGAACAATTTTCGTATCAGGTCAGAACCGTCAAGTCTGGATGCTCACAGAGAACGGTTTATATGAAGTCCTGATGCAAAGCCGCAAACCGATAGCCAAACAGTTCAAGAAAGGCGTAAAAGCCATACTGAAAGAAATCCGAACTAAAGGCGGTTATATGGCAGTAAAATCGGATGATACGCCAGAAGAAATCATGGCAAAAGCCATCCTGTTAGCAAACTCAACCATCGAAAGGCAGAAAGAACGAATATCTGTACTTGAAACCGAAAAGAATCTGGTAGAAGAACAGAACAGACTGATGGCGCCAAAAGCTGCCTACTTCGACAATGTCCTTCAAAGCGAAGGATTGATAACAACAAATATCATAGCCAACGAACTTGGCATGAGTGCCAAAAAGCTGTACAAGATATTAAAAGATTTAGGCGTATTGTACAACCAGAATGGGGTTTACATGCTTTATGCCAAATACAGGGGATTAGGTTATGACAAGTACAGGACACACACCTATACAAGTGATACCACTGGTATGCAGGTTGCAAAGCAATACTTGTGTTGGACGCAACTTGGTAGAAAGTTTATACTTGATTTAGTAAACAGTAAATCGGCAGCTTAAAAACCGTTCATACACACGTCATTAAGTTGGCGTGTGTATAAAATGAAACAATTGGCATATTGTTTCGTATGTACTAGCAATTTATTCTGTTTTGAGGTAAGTATATACTATTTTTGAATAGTAAAATATTAATAATCAAATGAAAACAATCAAATATAATGGCCAAGAAGTAGAAGCCTACTCGCTGATAATGACGAAGGCTAATGCTTTGGATATTCTCAATGGCAAGAAAGTTATAGAAGCTCGTAAGCTAAGTTCTAAATACGAAAAGATGTTTACAAATTTCAAGCAACTTGAAGAAAACGAGAGATTAAGAAAAGAAGGACGTGAAAATGAGTGCCAGCCTATTCTGCGTACTGATATAGAAGCAATTCATTTTTATAGCACAGGCGCCCCATGGTTTCTTGATGTGGCGATAGATGAAATCGGCATTGGTGAGGTTACTGAAGAGGGCATAAAGTTCATGCACGAAGAATTTGATTTTCACGATTTCGACGAACAGTTAGAAGAGTTCAAGAAAAATCCACCAGAAGAAATTCCATTGTTTTATTACCTGCATATTAGTGAAGTGATTAACCATGAAGGATTAAAATAAGTCAAGCCGCTTTATGCGGCTTTGTCTGCATATAGGTAAAAAGATTGTTTAATTTAAATTCAGGATTATGCCAGAAGTTTACGCAACAGGCTCGGATGGTAAGAAGTACCGAACAAGAGCGGACTATGAAGCTGGACGTTTTCAATCAATGGGCACAAACGCTGCTCAGAGAGCGAGAATCAACAGAGCAGTTGGCGGTAGAGTTGTTTAATCATGAAGAAGGCTATAAGCATAATTAAACAAGTCTCAGAGCTGACAGATAGGGTTATATTGTTTCACTCAGCATCGGGTAAGGACAGTATAGCCCTTTTAGATCTTATGCACCCCTATTTCAAAGAGATAGTATGTGTTTACATGTATGTAGTCAAGGACTTGCAGCATATTAACAGATACATCAACTACACCTGCAAGAAATATGGTAATGTGAAGTTCATACAAGTGCCTCACTTTGCGGTATATTCATATCGTAAGAGTGGTTACATGGGTTGTATAAAGAACGAAAAGCAGAGGCAGTACAGTATGGCGCAGCTTACAGAGATAGTCAGAGAAAAATATCATATAGACTGGGCATTTTTCGGGTTCAAACAATCCGACTCAATGAACAGACGGTTGATGCTAAGGACGTACAAAGATGAAGCTATCAATGAAGCGCAAAAGAAATGTTATCCCCTATCAGCTTACAAAAATGTTGATATTCTGAACTATATCGAAAAGAAAAGTCTTATAAAGCCGGAGAAATACGGTAACAGCCAGTCGGCAGGAACGAATATAAGCGATATGAACTATCTTTTGTGGCTCAGAAGTAATTTCCCGGCAGACTTGAAAAAGGTTATAGAGGAATACCCTATGGTAGAACGATTGTTGTTTGAGCATGATTATGAAGGAACTGAAACAAAGTGAGACAAGAATAATAAAACGTTCGCAGATAAATCTGAATCCGATAAACCCTAAGAGGCATTCGGATGAACGTATTAGACTGCAAAAGAAAAACCTGCAAAAAGTCGGTTTTCTTGGTGGTATTGTATGGAATGAATTAAGCGGAAACCTAATAGATGGGCACAGGCGTATCAAGGCTATGGATATGTATTACAAATACGATGGTACTTCTGATACAGACTATAAGGTAAAAGTGGAGGTTGTGAACCTTGACGAAAAAAAAGAAAAGGAACAGCTTACTTATATGGCAGTAGGAAACACCAAGCCTGATTTAGATTTGCTCGCGAGTTATTTGCCTGATATAGACTATTCCGAAGTCGGGTTGAGTCCTGATGAGTTGAATGATATACTTGCGATAAGTGAAGTTGATGCCAATTCCTTATCAGAGTCATTAGATGACTTGTTATTGCCAACAGACTTCGATGGTATAAAAAATCCTATTCCTGAAGATGCTGCACTGCCATATGAAGAGAAGAAAGAACACATGAAAGCGGTAAAGCAACAAGTAAAAGAATCTGCATTTCAGCACAGGCAGGATGAAGATGCTTATATAATACTTTCATTTTCTTCTTTTGAGACAAAATCAGATTTTTGTGATTTGTTGGGTATCAGTACGGATGAAAAATTTGCCAAAGGAGAAGAGGTTTTGAAATTGATTGAGTAATCAAAATAAACAGATACGCGCGCATGGGAAAGAAGCCAGACATATCGAAATTCAGAGAGGTCCTTCATAAAACAGGTGGAAATCTCTCTAAGGTTGCTGCTGTATTCAATGTAACCCGAAAAACCGTGTATGATTGGGCCAGAGCAGACAGCCAGTTCAAAGATGCTATCACCGACGAAAGAGGTTCTCTGGTAGATGAATGCCTTGTATCTGCACGTGTACTTGCGCTTGGTATCCCTGAGAAAGATGAAAATGGGAACTTTATCGGATGGCGTGAACGTCCAGATGGGTATATGATTCGCTATTTACTTTCCACATTAGGAAGAAAAGAAGGTTTTGGAGACCGAGAAGACGAAGACGCAGACATTCCAAAGGATATTGACCACGGAATTTCTATCGACTCATGGATTAAAGACAAGCTGAAATGATTGTACCCCAAGCGATATATCATCCGTTATATACCGATAGCGAGAAGTTTATCATTCTCATTACCGGTGGCCGTGGATCGGGAAAGTCTTTCAACGCTTCTACCTTCATAGAGCGGCTGACGTTCGAGATGACTCCCACAGAGAAGATAGTCCACCAGATTCTTTATACCCGTTACACGATGGTATCTGCCGGGATGTCTATTATTCCTGAAATGATGGAAAAGATAGATTTGGATGGAACCACGAAGTATTTCAAGACCACCAAAACCGATATAGTAAACCGGATGACCGGCAGCCGTATCATGTTCCGTGGTATCAAAACCTCTTCAGGGAACCAGACGGCCAAGTTGAAATCAATTCAGGGTATCACCACCTTTGTCTGTGATGAAGCAGAGGAATGGACCAGTGAGGACGAGTTTGACAAGATTATGCTCTCCATCCGTAAAAAGGGAATCCAGAACCGGATTATCATCATCATGAATCCCTGTGACTCCAATCACTTCATCTACAAGAAATACATCGAGAATACTCACCGGCTGGTGGAGATTGACGGCGTCCAGGTACAGATTTCCACCCATCCGAATGTACTTCATATCCATACGACTTACTTCGACAATATAGAGAACCTTTCTCCTGAGTTCCTGAGAGAAGTCAAGGAAATGAAAGAGAAGAATCCGGAGAAGTACGCTCATGTGGTTATCGGTCGATGGGCGGACGTGGCCGAAGGTGCCGTGTTCAAGAAATGGGGTATTGTGGACGAGTTCCCCATGTGGTGCAAGAAAGTGGCTATTGGACAGGACTTTGGTTATACCAATGACCCATCGGCTTCTATCCGGTGTGGAATCATTGACAATGCGCTTTATCTGGATGAAGTGGATTATAGAACTGGATTACTTTCTGGGGATATTATAAAGACGCTACGCCCGTGGAATTTGAGAGTGATTGCCGACAGTGCGGACCCGCGACTCATCCAGGAGATTCATAACGGAGGGATTAAAATATACGCGGTAGAGAAAGGGCAAGGTTCTGTCAATGCCGGTATTGACAAGATGCAGGGAATGGAAATATTCATTACCAAGCGTTCTTATAACCTGCAAAGGGAGTTCAGAAATTATGTCTGGGCAAAAGATAAGGATGGAAACTACATCAACAAACCTGAAGACCATGATAATCATGGCATAGATGCTGCACGCTACTATGTGCTGGGAGAACTTCTCGGTAGAATTATGAAACCCAAAGACGTTTCAGGAATATTTGGACATTAAACTTTGAGATATGACTATAGAAGAAATTTTAGCTATGCCGGAAGTAGAGAGAAAAATCTACTATCTGAAGAAAGGACGAAAGACCGAGCAACCAAACGCTCACGCTCTTTACAACGACTGGAATCCGAACAAGCACGAGATAGTGATAGATGAAGAGAAATACCCGAAAATCAAAATTACGACCCAGCCTGAGAAACGGATTACAGACCCTACAACCGGGAAAGAATATGTTGAGCCGGCGGCAAGGAAAGAAGTTGACCCGAACAGGATTGCTCTTCCTATCGAGCAGGACATCGTGAACATTCAGACTGCCTTCACCGTGGGAACAGAACCGGTCCTTGATTGCCAGCCGGACCAGTCGGAAGAAAGCCTTCTTTCCACATTGAAGCAGGTGTTCAAGAAAAACAAGTTGAAATACCAGAACAAGAAAGTAGTCCGGGCATGGCTGGCCGAGCAGGAAGTGGCCGAATACTGGTATGTGGTGAAGGATGACGGCTTCTGGGCAAAGCTCAAACGAAAGATTTCAGGAATCTTCGGCAAATCAAAACCTGAATACCGTCTGAAGAGTGCCATCTGGTCTCCGTTCCGTGGCGACAAGCTCTACCCTTTCTTCAATGACCAGGGGGATTTGGTGGCCCTGTCCCGTGAATACAAGAAGAAAGATCTGAATGACGTGGAGATTACCTGCTTCATGACCATTACCAAGGACATGGTTTATCAGTGGGAACTGACAAGCAACTGGACTGACAAAGGCTCATTTGCACATGGATTCAAGAAGATGCCGGTGATTTATATGTACCGTCCGGAAGCGTACTGTGAAAAGATAAAGAGCCTCCGTGTAAGACTGGAGAAGCTTCTCTCAAACTATGCAGACTGTATCGACTACCACTTCTTCCCTATCCTCATGCTTTTTGGTAACGTGGAGAATTTCTCAGGTGAGTTCAAGAACCGTGTTGTCGAGTTGACCGGCCAGGGAGCAAATGCCCAGTATCTTACCTGGTCACAGGTACCTGATACTGTCAAGTTCGAGGTAGAAACCTTGCTGAGCCAGATATATGGACTGACCAATACACCCAGAATCTCTTTTGACTCCCTGAAAGGTACAGGAAACGCCGTTTCCGGTGTGACTTTCGATTATGTGTTTATGTCCACCCACCTTAACGTAGAAAATCTGAACGAGATCGTCGGCGAGTTCATGCAACGACGTGTAAATTTCCTTGTCTCCGCGTTGGGTTCCGTGAATTCCACCCTTGAAGAAGCCTCCGAAACCATCGATGTGGATGTGCAGATGCAGCCGTATAAGCTGGAGGACATCAAAGACAAGATAGACACAGCTATCAAGGCCAAGGACGGTGAAATCTGGTCTCAACAGCGGGCCATTACCTTTGTGGGGAACGTGGATGCAGTTCTGGATGAGATTGAAGCCATCAAGGAAGAGCAATCTGAGAAACAGAAGAACGACATCGAGAAGCAGAAACAGCTTTCCTCTCTTAAAAGTTCCAGCAGTAAATCTGAAGAATAGAACAACCCAGTCAGAATATTTACGGGGATAATACAAAACAGAATGATATAAATCTAAAATATTGACTATTTGAGTAGCGGTATCTTTCGAGGTATCGCTATTTCCTTTATCATAGTAAAAACATGAATACTTCTTTGTAATTATTCGTTATTTTACTATATTTGCATCGTAATTAAGTCTTAAACGCTATGAGCTACAAATCAGTTAAAGACGTTGTAACGCTGCTTACTGAAAATGGCTTTTGGTTCGTGAGGCAGAAAGGCAGTCACATGGTTTACACTGATGGTAGCCATGTAGTGATTGTACCCGACCACGGCAAGAAAGGCGTTGAGAAAGGCACTTATTACAACATTCTGAGGCAAGCGGGGCTAAAATAGCCCCCGCCTCTTTTGTTTAACGATAAAAAGGAGGTCAGTATGAAAACCGTAGAAGTGATTGTAGAACATGCTGGAAATAATCTTAGTGCCTATATTGAAGGTGCTCCGGTGATTACTGTCGGTAACGACGTGAAGGAAATCGAGAAGAACATGAAGGAAGCTGTTGAACTTTACCTGGAGTCATGCAAGGAGATGAACATCGCTCCAGTGGAAATTTTGCAGGGAGAGTTCACATTGAAGTTCAAGATAGATGCTGCCACCTTCATCAACTATTACAGCAGTATTTTCACAAAGGCCGCTTTGAGCCGGATCACCGGAATCAATGAGCGCCAGTTATGGCATTATGCGGCTGGAGTACACAAACCCCGTAAACAGCAGTTGGAGAAGATTCAGAAAGGTATTAACGCGCTGACAGAGGAACTGGCAGCTATAAATTTGTTATGATTATTAATTAAATATAATGGAGGATAGTACAATGAAAGCAAAAGATGTAAATCCAAGTAATTTTAAGGTTGAGAATGTTGTATTTGAAAATGATGATTTTTCTATAGCGATAGGTATTTGGGAAAATGGGGAAAGAAGAATGGCAATGAGATGGAATGGTTATGGAGATGATCCTGGATACCCTAAATTATTTAAAAACCCAGTCTGGTTCATCGTTGATGACTCTTTAATATTACCTTTTCTGAATGCTTTAAGGAACGTAAAAGATTCTGACAAAAAAGAAATAGAAGCAGCTATATTGAAATTTTAAAAGTATAATTGGATGATGATCTAGCGTGATTATTTAGGTAGTCACGCTTTCTTTTTACCTAAAAACGAACATTTCCCTAATTGTTTCGTATCGTTAGCCTTTAAATTTCCCCTTCCCTTTCTCTATAAGTAAATTTACCGTATGAAATTATTAATCAAACTCATACGGTATGACAATCTTTGAACAAATCTTGGCAGGACTGCAACAGAAATTCGCTGGGGTGGACACTGCCACACTCACCCGTATCGCCACAAAGAAGGCAGAGGGTGTAACGGACGAAACGAAGGTGACCTCCATCGTTGAGGGTATCTCATTTCAGGACGTGATGCAAAACTATGGTGATTTCCGTGCAGGACAGGCGCAGACTTCCGCTGTTTCAAACTACGAGAAGAAGCATGGACTGAAAGACGGGAAACCAATCGAGAATCCGAAACCAGAACCACCGAAACCAAACGACCCTCCAAAGCCGCAGGAGACAGACATCGCAAAGATGATTGCCGATGGCATTGCCGCCGGTATCAAGCCGTTTGCCGACAAGCTGGCCAAAATGGAGGAAAATGAAGCGCAGGCGCAGCGCAATTCTCAGATTTCAGCAGTGGCGAAGAAGTACGGTATTCCCGAATTTATGCTGAAAGACCGCAACATTCCTGAGAACACGGACTTGGATACTTATTTCAAGGACATGAAGCAGGATATGTCTAACAACGGGTTTCAGTTCTCCAAAGCTCCTGAGACTGCCGAACAGAAGCAGGAGAAAGAAGCGAGTGAGTTCGCCAAAATGATTGAGGCGGACACAAAATCTATTGTCGAACAACAAAACAAGTAATTTATGTCAGCAGGATTTAAGTACAACATGGAGCCTGAACCGTCCATCGAGGAACGCTATGATGTTTCTACCGGAGTAAGACGCAGAGGGCCTTACAAGCTGGATACGACCAACCTTGTCGCTGGTTCATTTCTTCCATCCTTCACTCCCATTGCCGCCGACTTAGTAAAGAAAACCGCTCAGGTGGCCATCCGTGTAGAAGTCTATGAAAAGTTTACCACCGGTTCCAATACCACTTTGAAGATCAAGAAAAACTCTTTGGCTTATGTGGGTATGCATCTGGGTAATGGTTCTCATGGAGCTACCATCAACAGTATTGACAAATCAGACAAAGCTTTCGATAAGTTGACGCTGTCTGCCGACTTTGGCGAAACATTGGAAGCTGGTACTGTACTCTATGAAGCTACAGCGGTAAGCGGCACAACTCCGAAAGTCATTGCTAACTCAGCCTTGTACGGAAGAGTACAAGTAGAAGAAGGCATTGTATTAGTTGCTCTTTTGATGCGAGCATTCGAGATTGAGCCTACCAAATTGGTTATGCCTTTCTCTGACATTGACAAGGCCAACATGCCGCATTTCCAGTTCAACGCTCCTGACGTTACTCAAGGTGGAAAGGCTGTAGTTGCCAAAGCGTCTTCCAGTCAAGATGGCTTGATGAGTAAAGAAGACAAAGCTAAATTGGATGGTATCGCATCCCAAGCCAACAAATTCACTTTGTCTGCAGCAACATCTTCTGCTCTCGGAGGTGTAAAGCAAGGTGTTAAAGTAGATGATGCTACTGGGCAGGAAGATGCACATACAAAATTGAATGCCCTTCTGGCATCTTTGAGAACAGCAGGTGTAATTGCAAGCAAATAAAGAAAGGAGGTAAAACATGATGCTAACTATTCATACTCTGTTTAACGACCCCAACATCGTTAACGCCGTTATTCAGCGTGTCCTTCAGACTCGTAAGGATACAATCTACTGGCAGCAGTATCTTGATTTCCGTAGAACGACTACCCGTGTATTCAAGGACTACATCGGTCAGGTTACTGGAGTGATGGCCGGTTCTATCAACTCTCGTTATGGTGAGAAGCCTATCCGTGAACGCCGGAATATCGGCTCAGGATATGGTGAAATCGCTTATCTTGGCGATGCTTACCAGATTTCCATTGACCGCCTGTCCGAACTTCAGGACTTGATTGACAAGTTCAATGCAGCTAAACCTGCCGACCAGGTAGCAGCCATGCAGGAAATCGTGAACTTCATCTATGATGATTACCGTCAGGTACTTTTGGCAGCCCACAAGCGCATGGATATTATTGTAGGTTCACTTCTGATGACCGGAGAAGCAACAGTCAAGAATAAGGATGACAATGCCGGAGGCGTTGACCTTCTTAACATTGAATTGCCGTTCAAGTTCATCAAGCCTGATACTGGTGCGAAGACGAACTTCATCACCTATTTGCAGCAGCAGATTAATGCACTGAAAGCGGACTACGGTAATTTCCAGAAGATGATTATGTCACGAGGAACTTTCGTGAAGAATATCATCGGGTCGGCTGAGTTTGGTGACAAGTTCAAGATGCAGCTTACAGGAAATGAGATGTATCTTTCAACCGGGTTGATTACATCTCAACTGGCTTCCCAAGTGTTCACTGGCATCGGGCTTCCGGCCATTGAAATCAAGGAAGATTACGTAAAAGACCAGACCGGAAAGAACGTGCAGATTTACGCCGACGACCGTATCACCTTGCTTCCGCAGGATAAGGTCGGTTATATGCGTTTCCACACTCCATACGAAGCAGTGGACGGCGTACCGGGACGTAACTACACCCAGGCAGACGGTGATATGCTTATTTCCGGTTACAAGGACAAGAACGGTCGTTATCTGGAATACACCGCAGAGTGGATTCCTCAGATTACGAACCCGAATCTGATTGTGAACTTTGATTTGTCAACCATGAACGCATGACAGTAAATGACTACATATCACAGAAGTTTCAGACCTTCGGCATCAACTTGTCGGAGGCTGACCTTTTGGAGATAAGTTTGTCTTCAGAAGTAAGCGGAGAGGATGAGATGGGCCCGTCAAACATCGGACTTGTTTCGGTGTCTATGGCGAAGTTTATCCCCTCTCTTCTACTTCGTGCTACTTCCATCAGCGAGAACGGTTTCTCTATGTCCTGGGACACCAAAGGCTTGAAGGAATACTACTCATTCTTGTGCAAGAAGTATGGCCTTGAAGACACACTGTCAGATAAACCTAAAGTCAGATTCCTATGATATTCGCGCCACATATATTACAAATCAAGGTTACTACTCCAATGGAAACAGACGAGTTCGGCCGGCCTATTCCCGGAACCGGTGGAGAAAGCTGGCAGGACGTATGTAAGTGCCGGTGTGATGATAACTCCACCAAGGAGTTTACTTCGGAGAACGGCGAGGTGTACCGACCGAACTATCACATAGTCTGTGAAAAGAAAACCTCCCTGAAGGCTGGCGATGAAGTCAGATGTATGGATGGCGATAATACCAGGGGAACTGGCAAGGTTTATACGGTAAAAAATACTAACTATTTTGGTTACTCAGAAATATGGCTGTAAAATTTGATTTTTCGGACGTGGATAGCTTTTTCGAGCAAGGAATAAGTGAAATTCGTGACATCGTAGATAAAGTTGGCAATGAGGCTGATGAATACGATGTGAAGGATGGCTCTTATCAGGACAGGACAAAAACACTCCGTAGGTCAAATAAACACAATGTTGAGGACGATTGTAGTCTGACATTGTACAATGATGCAGCAAGCCCCCAAGGGTATCATTATGCGTCCAATGTGGAAAGCAAGGGTTTCAGAGTGAGAAGTGGAGGGGCATTATATGCTGAGAAACGATTAAAGGAGGAAATAAAATGATAGTTACCACCGACATAGCGAACATACTCTATCGTGATTGCCAGCCTTTTGAAATTGACATCGTTCCACACGGTAAGAAGCTGACGGGGCCGATGAAGTCCGAAAGGATTGTCATTCACTCTAAGAAGCAGCAACCGGAGACGTACTGGAAGAAGTCTTTCGTAGAAGTGAACCTTTGCGTTCCTGACTTGAAAGAAGGTGAAGCTAACACAATACGTCTGAACGAGCTGGAGAAACAGGCGCAAGAATTGTTTGACGGAGTGACCGGACGCTATGACGGAACAACCTATCATTATTCCATCGAGTCAATCGGAATTGAGGAAGACACATCCTTAAAGTGTCACTATGTGAATGTAAGAATTTTGTTTGAAGTTTTAAATGTGAAATAATATGGCAGAATCAAAGAAAATCACAGCTGTGAATATCAAGAAACTTTGGTATGGCGAGACAAATGCTATCACAGCAGATTTGACTGGGCAGGCTTTATATACTCTTTTACAAGGTGAAACCTTAAAAGAGGTGAAGAATATCCATCAGGATACATGGACACTTGAAGAAGCGGAAGCAAGCCGCACTAACTACAAGAACCAGCTTACCGGTCAGACTTATCGTAGTGATAAGGAAATGGGCGATGTAACCGTGAACTTCACCATTGGTGAGTACGACTATCCGACCAAGAAAGACCTCATGGGTGGTGATGTAATTAACACTGATAAGGGTTGGAAACGAGCAAGAGGCAAGGTAAACATTGAGAAGTTACTTGTCGCTTTGACTGACGATGACCAGTATTGTGTGATTCCCCGTGCTGACATCGGTGCACGTGAAGCCACAACAGACAAGGCTGTCGGTATTCCTGTAAGTGCGGTGGAACTGGAACCACAAAATGCAGAAGTTGCACCGGAATACTGGTTTGACTCATCTGAAGTAACAGCAGGTGCTTAATGCCTATCCAATAGGTAGAGATTGAATTCCATAACAGGGGTGGGCTTTATGGCTTCACCCCTTAATTTTTATCTTTTATCAGAATGAATCAAGGAGCAAAAATAGTAACTGAATCCATTATCGGAAGTGATTTCAGAACGGTGTTTGTCGCTGGGAAAGCCTACACGGTCTACCCTCCTACTATCAACAAACTGGCCGGAGCAATCTCCCATTTGTCAGGTGTACAAGAAGCAGACAATTTGAAAGAAGTTCTTCTCTCCCTGGGAGAAAGTGAGGCCTACAGCAGGGCTCTTTCCTGGCTGATAGCTGGTGACGAAAACTTGAGCGAAGAACTGGCAAAAGGAACATACGAAGAGAATGTGGACGCATTGGATGAAACACTCTCTATGATTGACTCAAAGGTTTTTCTCAAAGCTGTCAGCTTGGCGAGGAACGTAAGTCTGCTGGCAGCGAAACCGAGGTTGTAGGAAATGATACTCTCTTGGGACAGATTGCATCGTTCATGGAAAATCTGCATCTGTCATACCGGGAAGTGGTCTATGAGATACCATACAGGAATTTAGTATTAATGCAGCGTGACAAGCTTCATACTGTAACCGGGACAAAAGTCACGAAGGTGAAAGGCAAGGATATGGCTTCACGCAGAAGAAGAAACAAGAAATAGATATGGCTCTATTAGAATGTTAAAAAGCAACAGAAACGTTACTTTTTTACGTTACAAAGCTTGCTTAATAGTAACGAAAATGTTACCTTTGCATTGTCAATTAAAAGTTCTTTGATTTATGAAGTTTTCAGAGTTTTACAAATTGATTGAGTCAGCAGGCTGGACAATCGAAAAGGGAAAGAAACATCACAAGTATGTTCATCCCGACTTTGACTACTTTATCCCTGTAGGCAGACATCCAGCCAAAGAGATACCTAAAGGTACTCTTGACAGCATGATGAAAAAGGCGGGGTTAAAGAAGTAAAAGAACAGCACCCACTTCGGTGGGTGCATTTAATTGACAAAACTTAAAATACACGATTATGAAGAAGATTCAGGCTATTATTGAAAAAGCAGATGATGGAGGAATTTCTATCTATTCTGAAGATGTAAACGGTGCGTATGGCTTTGGGCTTACAGAACAAGAAGCGAAAGAGGACTTTGTTTCTGTTTTAGAGGAACAGGCAGAATATTACAAAGAAAAACATGGTGAATTTCCAAGTTGGTATAAAGCTGGCTATTCTGTGGAGTATGTGTATGACTTAAGTGGATTTTTTGAAGCGTTCCCTTTTATTAATGCAAGTAAGTTTGCAAAGGAAATAGGTATAAATGAATCTGTAATGCGAAAGTATAAAGGAAAGATAATTACAGCATCAGAAAAGCAAAGAGCTATCATACAATCAAAATACAATGAGATACTTAAAAGAATGGCAAATGTCAAGTTTTGATATTCCAGCCGTGAGGCTCTGATATAAATTAAAGAACAAATTGACAATCGGGCGCATCATAATGGTGCGCCTTTTTTGTTCTATTCCGAGATGGAGTCTAATTATTCAAAAATAGAAGTTAAATTACACGACAATTGCCAAGTTGTTTCGTTTTTGATTTCAAAAAGTCTGAATACTATTTGCTTATATCATAATTTTAAGCATTAATATTTAGATTTTTATTTATGGCAACACTCGTATTCCGTGTATCAAGTGACTGGGAACAGGTCGTAAAGCTAAGACAAGAATGTGAAAAGCTGGAAGCCCAACTCAAAAAGATGGACGTGAACAAATCTCCGGCAGCGGCAAGGGCTTTGGAAACCCAATTGGCATCTGCTCGCCAACAAATGATGGGGCTGGTAACCGAGGCGGCTAAAGTTGGAGCTACAATGGAGCGTGATTTCAAAAATGGAATTTACAGCGCTTCACAAACAGTAAACAACCTCTCTGCAAATATTACTTCACAAAGGGGTGTCATTAGGCAATTACAAAATGAGCTTACTTTATTGAAAGAGAAATACCGAGAAACTGTAAAGTCGGGTGGTAATACCAGCGGTATGTCGGAGCAGATAAAAGCTCAAACCGATAAGTTAAGGGAGCAGAAAGATATTTTGTTTGGACTTACTCAACAGCAGGCAGAAGCCCGTCTTTCAGTAAAGAGACTGAAGGATGAATATGCAGCTTTTAAGGAAGAAGCCGGCGAAACGGTCGAAGCAAATGAAAAGATGTCCGTTTCCTTAACCAAAGTACTTGGTATAATAGGTGGAGTAACTGCCTTGAAAAACTTTGTTACAGAACTTGTTAATGTACGAGGACAATTCCAGCAGCTTGAAATTGCTTTTTCAACCATGCTGAAAAGTAAGGAAAAAGCAGATAAACTGATGTCAGAGCTGGTGGATATTGCCGCAAAGACACCCTTCGACCTTCAAGGGGTGGCATCATCTGCCAAGCAAATGATTGCTTACGGCTCGTCAGCTGAGAATGTGGGTGATGAACTTGTCATGCTTGGTAATGTAGCCGCCGGTGTTGGCTCCCAGCTTAGTGAAATAGCCTATCTCTATGGCACATTAAGGACACAAGGAAGGGCCTATGCTGTCGATATTCGTCAGTTTGCAGGACGTGGTATTCCCATCTACGAGGAACTGGCAAAAGTGCTTGGTGTGACAAAAGATGAAGTTTCCGGTTTAGTAAAGGAAGGCAAGGTAGGATTTAAAGAAGTAGAACAGGCCTTCAAAAATATGACTAGTGAATCAGGAATCTATTATAACCTGATGCAAGAACAGTCTAAGTCTCTTACAGGTCAGTTGAGTAACCTTGGAGATGCTTGGGATACAATGTTGAATGAGATTGGGAAAGATACTCAGGGAATTGCTTCTGCAGGTATTTCAGGATTGAAAGGTCTTATTGAGAACTATGAAACTGTTGGTAAGATTTTGATAGGACTGATTGCTACATACGGGACATATAAAACCGCTCTTATTGTTGTGCGAATAGCTCAGGATACATTAACGGCCAGAATGGAACTTGCAATCTTGGTTACCAAAGCTCAAATGATAGCACAAAAGGCTTTGAATACGGTTATGAAAGCTAACCCGTATGTACTGGCAGCTACGGTTCTTGCCGGGCTTGTTGCTACTATGTGGGCCTTTCATGACAGCACAACCGCATCGGAAAAGGCACAGCAAAAATTCAATGAAGAACAAAAGAATTTTGCGAATCAGGAAGAGGAACGCAAGAAAAAAATAGAAGAGCTGATACGCGTTATCCAAGATGAGACAGAAACCGAGTTTTCAAAGATAAAGGCCTATGAGGAACTACAAAGGTATTCTCCTGCACTTTCTTCTGCTTATACCCGTGAACAACTGGCTGTACTCAATCTTGCAGAAGCAAATAAAGAACTGAATAAGGAACGAGACAAGAACAGTTATGAAAACATACTAAAGAATATTCAACAATGGGAGGAGAAAATAAAATCATTAAATGCTTCTTTAAAAAATGCGGGACAAGGTGCCCCATTAATCGCTTCACAAATAGAATCAGCAAAAGCAAATCTTAACAAGTGGAAATCAGCCTTGAGCGAATATAATCGACTGAAAAAGGAAACAGAGGAAAACTCGAAACCTGTTGAAGTCAAGCTGATGGAAGCAAGAAGTAATCGTGAGCAGATTATACGCGAATACAATATAGCAAGACAAATATTGCAGGAAGAGCAAGAAAAAATTAAGAATTTTCCTTTTGCAACAATTCCTATTGACGTTCAAATACGGTTCAATAATGCGCAAGCAGCGTTAAAAGGGATTGACGGCACCATATCTGGCCTGGAATCGCAAAGAGAAGCATCGGAAAAGACGTATCAGCAAGCATATAAAGAAGCAAAAGCTGTTTACGAAGCAAAATTAAAGGCCGTAGAGGATGCTAAAAAAGGCACTGAATCTGCTTATAAGAAAGCTGTAGAAGAGTTGGAAGCAGCAGAAAAATCATATAAATCGCTCGGTGGTGTAACAGGAGACACTCTGGCCAAACAAGAGAATAATGCGAAGAAAGATGCCGAGCGACAAAAGAAAGAGCAGCAACAGGTTGCAGAAGAACTCCTTCAGCTTCGCAGAACAAATCAGCAGGAAGAAATCAACCTGATGGAAGAAGGTTCTGAAAAGAAGCGCAGACAGATTGAGCTGGATTACCAGCGAGAAATCGATGAAATTAGGAAACAGCGCAAAAAATGGGAAGATGCGCAAGGAGGAAAGCTTACGTCTGAACAGCGGGAAGTATTAGGAAGTCGTGCGTCTAATGCCATGACGTCGCGTGAAAAAGGTCTGGCCGAAATTACAGAAACTGAAAATCAAGCTGCAATCGAGGCCAACGAACGTTACCTGAAAAGCTACGGTACGTTCATGCAGAAACGTGATGCAATCATAGCCGAGTACACCCGTAAAATCTCGGAAGCCACTACCCAGGGAGACAAGGACATACTCCAGAAAGAAATGGATAAGGCACTCTCCTCCCTTGATCTTGAGAAGCTGAAACAGGGAATCAACTGGGAACTTATCTTCGGTGACTTGGACAAGGTATCCAAAAAGTCCCTGAACAAGGTAAAGCAGCAGCTTAGGGACTTCAAGAACTCCGAAGAATACAAGAATATGGCTGTTGACCAGAAGAAGGTCATTGACGAGGCTTTAAGCAACATCCAGTCAACCCTTATCGACAAAGGAGGATTGCTGGCCGACCTACCCAAACAGTTAAGCGAATTAGCCAAGGCACAGGAAGAACTGTCACAAGCTCAGGAGGAATACAACGAAGCCATGAGAAGCGGAACAGATGAGCAGAAGGAAGCGGCCACGAAGAAACTGAATGATGCCCAAAAAAGACAGCAGAACGCTCAGGTCAATGTACAAAAGTCGACAGATAAAACGACAAGCAACCTTGTCACATTGTCGAACGTCATTACCCAGCTTGGTTCAAATTCTGAAATTTCACTCTCTCAGGTCGGTGATTTGGCCGGAAATATAGTAGACATATTTGCAGAAGAGAGCGAGAAACTTGGAGGTATAATTGGAGCTGCATTTTCTCTTTTAGATGCTATCGGGACACAGGGGCTGGATGGTTTCGTAGGTAACATATTCAGTAGTGTCTTTAAGTCTGTAGGTGGAATATGGGATACTTTGACTTTCGGCGGATTCAGCAAACTTTTCGGTATTGGAGGAAACGAAAAAGAGGTGCAGGATACCATCAACAGACTCACGGACAGAAACGAAAAGTTGCAGTCTGCCATCGAATCCCTTACGGAAGAAATGAAGTCCAGCAAGGGAAGCGAGAAATCCGTAGCAGAGTACAATAAAGCCATCAAGTATCAGGAGGAATACAACAAGAATGTCCTTGCAAAAGCGCAGGCAAATGCTGGCTATCACAGTAAGCATCATAGCTGGGCCTATTACATGGGCTGGTCGGAAAGTGACATACAATGGATTCGAGAAAATGTCATGGCAGAATTCACAGGTACAGATTCCTTGTGGCAGATGTCGCCGGAGCAGATGGACTTATTACGTCAGAATGTAGACTTGTGGCAGAAAATGGCCGATTCAGGAAAAGGAGGCTATGGAAATGCTGTCGTTGATGCACTAGATGAATATGCAGATCTGGCCGGAAACCTCGAAGGACTGAAAGAGGGACTTTTCGAACAGCTTACCGGAATAAGTTTTGATTCCATGTATGATAGTTTCATCGATACCCTTATGGATATGGATGCATCGGCGGAAGATTTTGCGGATAACCTATCAGAATACTTTATGCGTGCCATGCTTTCAGATAAAATCGGTAACATGTACAGCCAGAAGCTGGAAGACTGGTGGAACAGATTCGGTGAAAGTATGAAGGACGGAAACCTGAGTGAGAGTGAACGTAATTCACTCCAAAACGAATATATGGGGTACGTGAATGAAGCATTGAAACTACGGGATGAACTTGCCGCAGCTACCGGATACGACAAGGCTGGCAGCAGTTCCAAGCAGTCGGCCTCCAGCCGCGGATTCGGTACAGAAATGACGCACGAGGATGCCGGGGAACTGAGTGGGCGGTTTACAGCCGTGTATGAGTCCAATCTTCGTATTGAGACGGCAGAACAGCAGCAAACGGTAGCTATTACCGAACTGCGAGGTTCCATCGGCTCCCTGACATCACAAGTGACCGGTCTGTACAACATTGCCGACGAGACACGTACTATCCTGGCCAATTCCTATTTGGAGTTACAGCAAATCAGAGAGAACACAGGCGAAATTGTCAAACCTATCAAACAGATGCAGGCCGACATTGCCGAAGTGAAACGTAATACAGCAAGACTATGACAGGAGATTTATTTATTAACGGGAAGGATGCCTGGAGCACATGGGGTGTCCGCATGGGTGACAGTTTTCTCGATGCTATCGACGGATTCAACCAGATGAAAGACTACATCGAAGATGAGAGCCGTCTGGAGCACGGGAAGCGAATAATAACCGACAATGCAAAAGTAGCATCGCGTGAAATCACTCTCCAGTTCACCATAGAAGGAGACTCAGAAGGTGACTATCGGACAAAGAAGAAAGCCTTTCAGTCAGAACTGGAGAAGGGAGCCGTAAACATCAAAATCCCCGCTCTTGGGAGCGAAGTCTTCAAGCTGGTTTACCTGGGGAAAAGCATCTCTTACGGGTTAAGTATTGACAGGTGTTTCGGTAAGGTTTCAAGTAAGTTTTGCGAACCGAATCCCATGGACAGAAGCGAATAACAAACATTTCCTTTATTGTTTCAAATGGAAGTCCGGATTTTTAGGGCTTCCATTTGTTATTTATGAACTTTGGGGATATGATTGAAATTAAGGACATATCCGGAAAAACAAGGTTCTCTACCCCTATCAACAAAGGGGCGAAGGGAAAGTTTACACTGATGAAAGAGGACTACATCGTTCTCCCCTTTTCCGTGCCTGAACCTATATATTTTAAACTTGGTGACTATGTAGACCTTTCTGGGGTTCTGGATGATTCTCTGGGCGGATTACTTTCAAAAGTATATGAGGTAACTGACTTGCAGAAACCTTCTTTCAATGCTTCTACCGCTGGATATGATTATGAGCTGAAACTGGATGCTTACTACTGGAAGTGGAAAAACAAAATTTTCAAATACACTCCTGAACATGCTGGATATGAAGCGTCATGGTCTCTCACCGCAGCCCTTGATGTACAGCTTGGTGTGTTCTTACGTAACCTGAAAGCTTTGGGATATACCTATAAGGGAAAAGAATTCGTATTTGAAATAGATTCAACAGTAGAGAATAAGGCAGTTGCAATGACGTATGACAATATGAACCTGCTGGATGCCTTATTCTCAATGGCGGGTGAGGATAAGTGGAACTGTGATTGCTGGATAACGGACAACGTAATTCATTTTGGGCGAAACGAATTCGGTGATGCCGTGAAAATCGAGTTAGGGGTTGAAGCGTCTGCCATGACTCGCAGTGAGAGCAAAGGCACTTATGCCACCCGCATTTATGCATTCGGATCTACAAGAAACATACCTGAGAACTACCGTTCCATTGAAGAGCAGACGGTAGTAAACGGAGTTGTGCAAAGACGACTTATGCTTCCCGCTGGTACGCCATACATAGATGTGTATCCTGACATGAGCCAGGAAGAAGCAATTGAAGACATCGTGGTATTTGACGAGGTATATCCCCGACTTGAAAGTACGATGTCAAGTGTATCTACGAGGACGGAAACCGTTACAAATGAAGACGGAGGTCAGGAAACCGTGACTTACTATCGCTATCGTGATACTGGCCTGAATTTCTCCAAGGACTACATACTTCCGGGACAAGAGCTGACAATTATCTTTCAGTCCGGCAAAATGAATGGATTGGAGTTCGGTGTTATTTTTGACCCGGACAACAACGGAAGCCAGCTTTGGGAAATTGTCCGCAGCGAAGACTACGGACGTCCATTGCCGGATGATACCATATATCCTGAAAATGATGACAAGTATATCCTTTCCGGTTTTGATCCAAAGTTTGTTTCTGTACAAATGATTCCGGACGCGGAGCAGGAACTGAAAGAGAAGGCACAGAAGATAGCAGACCAGCGAAAAAAGGACGATGGTACATACTACACTACCCTCCGGTCAGAATGGGTTAATGAAGACAAGCTGAAACGCTTTTTCGAGTTCGGGCAAAAGATAAACCTGGTCAATAAAGCCTTTTTTGAGAATGGCCGTGAAAGCCGTGTTCTCGGATGGGAGTTTAACCTTGACATTCCATGGGATTCTCCGGTATATACTATTGGGGAAAGTATGCCCTACTCTCGCCTTAATGATGTGGAAGAGAAACTGGAGTCGATTACGTATAAAGGGCATACTTATGTTGGAGGCGGAGGTAGTAGCATATATGTGATTAAGACCAATGATTCTACTGCCCCATCGGACAGTAACGTATTTTCGGCAAAACGGTCACTTGCAACATTATTGAGAAAGGACAAGGAAGACCAGACAAACTATCTCATTAAGCTTCTTGGCGGTATCATATCTCCTTTCCTGGAATCAATTGACTTCGTGACCGGTATGATGGGTGCTGGTATGTCATTCTCTTCAGAAAAGGGCGGCGAGTCTGTCGGATGGATTGACAAACTGTACGTGCGCAAGAAAGCTATCTTCCAGTTACTTTCAATAATGGAGACCGAGCTGGCCGGAGCTTCCTTCATGTTCAACGCCAGCGGGGCCAGAGCAACGATTACTAAGGTCGAGTTTATAGAAAAAAAAGGAATTCGTTTCAAGGATGGTAAAGGAGTCAAGTTCTCAGACGGGAAAAGAGGTTACTCATCTCCTGGAACTTATGGTTCTGTTTATCGCTGTTACTTCCTTGCAGATGATGGTGAGAAAGCCATAGAAAATCGTTTTAAGCCAGGGAATTTAGTACGCTCACAGTCCTTTAATATTAAGGAAGGCGCGTATGACGGCGTATCCAATCACTATTGGTGGCGTCTGGTGGAAAATGTTGGTGATAACTGGATAGATGTATCCGTGAATCATTGTGACGAAGGAAGCGATATACCCAAAGTGGGTGACGTGATGGTACAACTTGGAGACATAGCCGACCCGGACTATCAGGCTGCAATCGTGTTGTCTGCATACGGAGACGGTGCGCCTTCTCTTACCTTCTATCAGGGGATAAGTTCTTACTCCCTCTCAGGGAAAGATATAGTTTCAATCGGATATGATCGTCTAACTAAAGAAGGATACTTTAATGTTTATGGAAAGACATATATCGGTAATAGGGACAAGACAAATTATATCAGACTTGCTTCTGGAGAAATAGAGGTACGTACAGCAAGAATATTGTTGTCAAATGGTGAAAGCGTTGTAGATGTAGCAGAGAAAAATATCTCAATTAAACTTGGTGCTACGGGTATTGACATCGAAAAAAATGAGATTGTTATTTCTTCAGATAAGTTTAAAATTAAAAGTTCTGAAGGGAAAGGAATAGCCGTGTTTACGGTTAAAAATGGGAAACCACTTCTTCTTACAGAGTGCATAGATGTAAACTCGTTAAAAGTGAAACATCTGGATGGTGCGGACGGTACATTTTCGGGTGAACTGAAAGCCGCTAAAGGTACTTTTTCCGGAACAATATCTGCCGATGGTGCTAAGATTGGAGGTTTCACTATAGACAACGGTTCCTTGAATTGGAAGGGAAGGGATTTTTTCGGCAATGATAGCAGGAGTATACGGATTGGTGTTCCTACGGATGATAACAGTGGTATGATTGACATAAATTTCAATGGTGCGACTGACGGGAAATTTGGGGTTAAAGTAATTGGAAGCAATGACGGTGGAGCATGCATCTATGCTTCAAGGAACGGTACTAGCAAGCCACATAGTTCTAATACTTATGCCGGATATTTTGACGGAGGAGTACATGTAAACGGAAATCTTTATACCAATACGATATTGTCTAATGAGTTCGGTACCGGATGGTCATTGCAAGCCGATGGATCATATACATACAAAAAAGGAGCAACGAGAACAATATCATGGACTATACAGAATGGTTCGATACCTTCAACGTATAAACTGGTTTTTGAAAATGGAATTTTAGTCGATTAATCATGAAAATAGATTTTAAGAAATTTAAGAAGTACACGAAGATAGATAAATCCGATTTCGTGGAGATTGATGTCAGAGAAATGTTTGCAGATAACATTTTCAATGTGACAGGAGTTGGTATTGCTGATTTAAAATTGGCTGAGAAAATTTTTTCCAGCGATGACGATACCGAATTTTCAGATGATGAAGTTAACAGGGTAAGACATCATGCAGCGTCGCTTCTTCCATGGTTTCTTGCTGGGCTTAATGATGCAATGAGATAATTATAATATACAATGTTGGTAATATCATTAATAACTATAAATTAAAAACAATTATGGCAGCAGAAGAAGATTTTGTATTAAGCTTTACAGGTGAAGAAACTGACAATCTATTGAAACATACAGAAAGTATGAAGAATCAGACAACGGAAGAAGATGGTGAAACGGTACAGGTGTACGATACAAACGGCGTGCCGCATAAGGTGTCGAAAACGGAACTTTTGAAGAAGTCTACACTGGCTCTCCCAGCTTTGGAAGACATCTCCAGTTTTGTGGCCGTGAATGCCGCCGGAAATGCCGTCGGAGTAATGACAAAAGAGCAGGTTGCGTCAGTTCTGGCGGAACTTATTGGAACGGCTACTTTAAAAAATGATGGATTAATGTCAAAAT